GTTTAAAAGCTAATTATAACTACACAGTTACTAATGGAGAGATTCAGACTAAAAACGGTACTTTACTCTCAGTAAAATAAGGAAATAATATGGATGAAATGGGTGATGGCGGTTTAATTATGAATGCCGACCCCCTTTCAACATCAGATGCCGCGCCAATGCGTGATTTGTCTACTGTTGAGGGGTTCGTACCCAATCGTATCGATGCCGCAGCTTTGGCTTTGACCGAAGATAACTTGTTAGGTACGATGATTAACTTTGGCAGTGACTTACACACTGCTATGGGGTATAACAGCGACCCTAATTTTGATATTAGCACTCGTGAAGATTTATTTGCTAATGTTGACTCAGAATATTGGGATGAGTTGCGGACTGCTAAAAGTGATGAACACGCTCAGGCGCTGGCTCTTAAATATGGTCAGATGTCAAAGACCGCCCAGTACCTTGACGAGTTGGGAATCGAGGGACAGTTGTATCGTGTAGGCTCTGTGCTTGCTGATGTCCCTTTTATCTCTGCTGTTCAGAAAGTCCGTGGTATTGGCAAGGCTACCCAGTTTCTTGACAAGTTAAGCGAGTCTTATACTGGTCGTGTGCTATTTTCAGGCACAATCGAGGGTTCTTTTGAGGGGATTAAGCAGTTAACCTCCGCACGAGACCGCACTGAGATGGATATGCTGTTGGCAGTTGCTGGTGGCGGTCTTCTTGGTGGTATTTACAACCCTCGTAAGTTTGATGCCGAGACTGTAAACGTTATTAAAGAGATTACGCAAGAAACTATTGATACAGTAGGCGGTGGTGCGGCTGTATCTGCAAATAGCAAGATTGTTCAGTCTATTCAGGACAAACAATTTAACGTCACCTCGTTCTTTAACGATTCACCATCACAGACCATGCGGGATGTTGGTAGTCGGTTGTTTAATGATGTGTTGCAAGGCACTGAACAAGAAGTCAAGGCTATCGAGATTCGTGACAACGTAAAAATGTCATTGGACAACGCTTTTAGCCTTAACTTTGACCCTCTGTATCTTGAATACGCTCAAATGATGTACGGCAAGAAGTGGTCTATGTCCAGCCGACTCAGCGCCAGCAAGCAAGATGAATTTTACAACTTGATGGGCGACATTTACTACGGTCGAAATAACGAACTGCTATCAAGACTACCAGAAGAGTTTTTAGGCAAAGTTCAGACAGCGTTTGGCAAAATGAGCGACGACTCATACGACATTATGCTCCGAAACAAACACACAAAGTTTGTGGATGGGAGTATCCAGCGAGCTGACAATTATATGCCTTTGCGTTGGGCACGAGACAAAATCAAAGTGCTGTCACAAGAGGGTAATTTTAAAAAAGCAGATTTCGCAAAAGCCGTTATCAACGGTATGGAAAGAAAGTTTACTGAACTTGGTCTACAAATTGATCCTGAGCGGATTAAAAACGCCGCTAAACGCTTTACAGAAACAATGTACAAGCAGGATATCAAGATCGGTGAGAACGGCTACATCATGCAAGAGAACGCTATGCGCCGAGCCTTGGATGAGCTGACTGATTGGCTTGAGTTACAACCCGATGAGGTAGCTGTTATTGCTGACAAGCTCCGTGAGGACAAAGCGGGTAAAGCTTTGGGCACAGCTTCTGCAACTAAGAACCGAACTCCTCTCGATCTTGAGGGCGAGTTTGTTACTGAGGCTGGTTACACAATCAAACTCAAGGATTTTGTAGACACCAACATCCAAAGTATGTGGCATCGTTACGGTCACAGCATGAGTGGTGATACAGCTATGCGTAATCTTGGCATTGAAAGCCGAGCTGACCTCCAGCGCCTACGTAATTCAATTGTTGATGAGCTGAGTGGTGGTACAGGTGCGGTTACGGGTAAAAACAAAATGTACCTAGATAACTTTGATGCGACTGTGGGTCACCTGCTTGGTATGTCTTCTAAGGCAGACCCTGATAGTGACGCTTGGAAAGTAGTACGTCTCGCAAACAACCTAACTCGTGCCGCTAAACTAGGGGCTACTTGGTTTGCCATGAGTGCTGAAGCGGCTCGTGTTAGCCACCGTATTGGTGTAGTAAATATGATTCGGTCTATTCCAGCCCTGCGGGACTTGACAAGGGCTTACCGAGGCAAGGCTACCAGCGAAGTCTACAAGGAGCTACAACTCTTTGAAGCTTTGGGTGGTGAGCTAAACCAAATGGTGTCTGTTGCTAAATACGAAGACACACTAGGCTCTGCTGTAGCTCAAGGTGAGCAGAGATTGTTGGACAAAGCCGAGCGATTTGGCGATGCCGCTAACGAAGCTGTGATGCTGGTTGGTGGTGTTAAGTCTGGTACTGCGGTGCTTGAGTATATGCACGCTATTGGCGCTCGTGTCAAGATGATGCGGATGGCTCAGAAAGGGATGAATCAAAAAGCTTATGACTATTACTCACTGTATGGCTTTGATAAAGAAACTGCTGACGCAATTGCAGACAACATTCGTCGTTTTGGTTCAGATGATACTAATGCTCCTTTGCTTAATCTTGATAAATGGGATGGTGATCTGGGGCATAAGTGGAGCATTGGTGTACGTAGGCAGTCTTACGAGATAGTCCAGCGTAGTAACTTTGGCGATAACATTGGTATTACAGCAGGCGGTAAGCTGGCAGGCGATACCCATCTAGGTTCTTTGGCTATGTCGCTTAAGAACTATATGCTAGTGGCTTACAACAAGCAATTAAGTACTGGTTTGGTCAATATTGCTAAGGGCGGTAAGGCTCGTATGGATACTCTGGGCAACTGGGGCTACCAGACAGCGTTTACATCCGTTGGTTACATTGCCAAGCAATACTCTTTGTACTGGAATGACCCAGAGATGCTGGAAAAGAACTTGGCTCCTGAGCGTATTGCCGCTAACACGTTCTCAATGACAACATTCTCCACGTTTATTCCTGGTGCTGTTGACCTTGCAGCTAAGGCAATTACCGATGAACCAATCTTTAACACCTACAGCCGTGACCAAGGCGCACTGACAATTGCTCCTTTGGAGTATGCTAATGAAACAGTCAATGCAGCTGTAACAGTTGGTCAGTTGATATCCCCTTGGGCAGATGCTAAAGAGCATGAGCTACGCAAAGCACTGGGTGTATTACCACTTGGCAACGCTATTGGCGTTAAATCAGTAACAAGCGAACTAGCAGAAATGTTTGCAGAGGACTAATATGAGTACTAAAGACAAGGCTTCCTTGGCTCAGTTAAACTCACTTCATGGGATGGTGGCACAACAGCTTGCCGCCAACCTTGATGACCCTAAGATGCTGGCTCATGCCATCAAGTTTCTTAAGGATAACGATATTACAGCCGACATTGTCGAGTCTGAATCGTTAATGAGCCTGACTGATTCGATCAGGAAGATCGCTACTGAAGCGAAAGGCGAAGCAAGTTTCAGCGTAGAAGATATGCTTGAGAAGGCTTCAATCGCTCACTGAGAGCTTTTTTCGAGTCTACCCACCCTACCCTACCTACCAAGGTTAAAAAGGGCGTGTAGGCTCTCTAAAGAGCTTTAAAACATAAAGGAGAATTATGGATAACAAAGAAATCCAGTTGGCTATCAAGGACTTTAAGGTTTTCTTGAGGCTGACTTGGAAGCATTTACGATTACCACCACCGACAAGGATGCAGTATTATATAGCTGACTACTTGCAGGAAGGTCATAAGCGGTCGCAGCTTGAGGCACTCCGTGGTATTGGTAAAACGTGGATTACGGGTGCGTATGTGGCTTGGCGGCTACTGCGTAACCCCAATGAGAAGATATTGATTGTGTCTCAGTCTGGCAGTCACTCAGACAACATCTCTATCTTTATTAGGAAGCTGATCGACACAATGGACATCTTGGCTCATTTACAGCCGAGAGCCGATCAGCGAAGCTCTGTAGTAGCTTTTGACGTTAATGGGTGCAATGTATCCGTTCAACCATCTGTAAAAGCACTAGGTATTACCTCACAGCTACAGGGTAATCGTGCCTCTTTGCTCATCTCTGATGACGTTGAGGGACAACAAAACTCCGCTACGGAGAAAAGACGGCAGGACTTGCTACAACAAGTAGCTGAATACGAGGCTATCCTCCAGACAACTGATGATTCTCAGATTCTGGTACTGGGTACACCGCAGACTTCTGAGTCTATTTACACCCGATTACGGGATAAAGGCTATGTTACTCGTATTTATCCTGCTCGATATCCAGGGAATATTGCTAGTTACCAAGGGTGCTTGGCTGACTATATTATTCAGGATATGGCAAGAGACCCAAGTTTAATCAATAAGCCTACGGATGAGCGGTTTACTGAGGAAGACTTGTACCAGCGGGAGCTGAGTTATGGTCGTAGTGGATTTAAATTGCAGTTTATGCTCGATACCACCTTGAGTGATGCTGAGAAGTATCCGCTGAAGACTAGGGATTTGATCGTTGCTGATCTTGATGCGTCACAAGCGCCTACAAGATTGGTGTGGTCAGCCAATAGTAGTCAGTCGATTACTGATCTTCCGAACCTTGGGTTCACTGGGGATACCCTCCAGCGCCCAATATCGCAGGAAGCTTACGGCAATTACGAAGGCTCGGTCTTGGCTATTGACCCTAGTGGTCGTGGTCAGGACGAAATGGGATGGGCTGTGGTCAACCACCTACTAGGAAAAGTATTCGTGCCTGCATTTGGTGGTATGCAAGGAGGCTATGTAGAAGAAAACCTAGTGAAGCTCGCGGAGATAGCTAAGGAGTACAAGGTAAATAAGATCGTTACAGAGAGTAACTTTGGCGATGGTATGTTTACTAACCTCCTGATGCCTGTGCTAAACGCTATCTACCCCGTAGCTGTTGAGGAGATCAGGAACAACGTTCAAAAAGAGAAACGTGTGATCGACTCACTTGAGCCGTTAATGAACCAGCATCGATTGGTTATTGACTATACGGCTCTGCGAAAAGACATCGAGTTCGGTCTTCAAGAACCCAAGAGTATTTACTACTCAATGGTCTATCAAATGACCCACATCACTAAAGAACGTGGTGCTTTGGTTCACGATGACCGACTCGATGCCTTGACGCTTGGCGTTCAGTTCTGGAATGAATATGGTATTCTGAAGCAAAACTCTGACGATGCCCTTGAGGGGTATAAGAAGAGGATGGTGGAGGATGAATTGAAGCGGAGAGCCAATATCTTTAGGAGCTTGCAGCATAAAAAGTCTTATTCCAAACCGTCATTGCAACGGTTAAGGGCTTATAACTAGAAGTTATTTTAAAAGAAAAGACAATCTAGGGGCAGGAAGATATAACTCCTATAAGATATCTTTAAGATTCTTTAAGATACTTAAGGATACTTTGGCTGCCACCACTACAATTACTATTATTATACCTAGAAAAAATAGAGACTCTTACGGTCTCTTAAGTCTGTGTTAGGTTTCCTGTGGGTCTTAGGTCTGTGTTTAGGATCGAGGAGTAATCCACAGGAGCCTAACGATGGGCGGGGGGGGGAGTCTAAAAAATATTAAAAAAATCTGAGGGGGTATCATAGATATCTAGCACGCTCAAGACCCCCGATGCCCACCCAAAAGTACTACACGAAACACACAGAATCATACGAATTACCTACAGAATCCACTGGAATCCCAGCAGCTTTGAATACTTTTGTATTCTTTTGGGCTTGCTTTAGGGATTCTTTTTTTTCAAAGTAATACCAGCGATTCAAATGTAATCCTTTAGTACCAATCCTGGCACTTGTGTAATACAAAAGCAATACCGCTGTAATATCCTACTAATTCGCTGGGTTATTAATGGTCTTATATAAGACTTCATTAGGTCTTGTATAAGACTTGCTTAGGTCTTATATAAGATATAGGACTGGTCTTGTATAAGAGTGCATTAAGTCTTATATAAGATATAAGATAGAAGACTGGTCTTATATAAGATACAAGACATAAAG